TTAGCAAGATGCCGATAGTATCAAACGAGACTGCCTACCAATCGACCATGGTTTGTTGGTAGCTAATATAAACAAAGCCTCACACCTTATTAACCATAAATATATAGGAGTAAATATGGGAACGAGAAGTAATATTGCTTATGAGCAACCTAACGGAAATGTCATTGTGGCTTATTGCCATTGGGACGGATATCCAACCTACAACGGTCAAGTATTAAATGACCATTATAACAACCCCAAGAAAGCAGAAGAGATAGCCAATCAAGGTTATATCAGTTCGCTTAAACCAACAGTAAAAGAGTCCATTGAAGATAGAGCAAACCATGATGCACCTATTAGATATAACTCTTTAAATGATTATCTTAATGATATGAGTTGGGATATTGAATATGCTTACATCTATTCAAATAATCAATGGTATTGCAACGACTATAATCTTATGAATGTTGACCCTGATACTTTTGAGATTGACAAGAACAACAAACTTAAAGCTTCAAACTTTGAGCCATTATGGGCAGTTCTTGTAAGACACCAAAAGGAGTCAGCATAAATGGATAACCATAAACTTACATTTAGATCTAATAAATCCCTAGTCAAATTGGCTAGGGAGACTATCACCAACAGTAATTTTAAAATTGCTTATCGTGATAAATACACCACAGATAAATGCTTTTACCTTGTTAAAGATGACGGCATATATTTAATGAACGCTTACTCTACACCAAAGGATAAGACACCCAAGACGAATAACACAGTCGTTTATGC